ACAGTCGATAGGTACTGTGCGACAACACGCTCTGTGCGGAAACCTCTGTGTTTCCTTGCTTGACTAGCCATTGTAATAGCCAGCCATAAATCCCATAGCTAGTGCACCCATAAATAGGCACAACACTAGGAAGATTAAAAGCTGCTCTTTCTCATCCATTGACGGCCTTACATTTACCACATTGCCATGTGACAACGCCATTGACTGAGTCAGATGATATATCTTCTAGATCGCGAATCTGAACTGGCTCATTGCACAGCTGACATGGCACGAAGGCTGACATGAGATCAACCCACTCACCATTAATCTTGATTCCTATATTGCCCATTACACTCTCGCCTTCTGTGGTTGCCATTTACCATCTGAGCCTAAGTTATACCAATTAGTAGGACACTTAGCCTCGCCTGTGCGTGGTGCATGAGCACAGAAGTAACCGCCCCATGCTCTGCCATTCTTTTCGCCCTCTTTCCATTGCATATGTCCATGCTCGCATGATGGAGCTTCAACAGCTTCTGGAGTACCAAGAATGTCCTGCACTAGATCAAGTGCCTTCTCTAGGGTGACCGGTGCATCAACTACGCCATTGTATTGACCAACAGGCGTAGTCCAATAGTCCTGATCATCTGGCTTGACTTCCTGAACAGGTGGCTTAACTGGCTTAGCAGCTACTACCTTGGTCATTTCCTCTCGGCTTGGTCTCTTTCCTTTAGGCGCATAACCTGCATTTGCAAGTGCTCTGCCGATCGCTGAAGTCTCGCAATTCTCCAACGCTGAAGTCTGATTAACACCTCGGCTAGTAACTGTTTCCTCAGCGTACCCTGTTGCCCACGCAACGCTATCTTCAGCATTCTTAAATAAATACGCCTTAACAATATATCGAGTAGCCTCGACAACTTCCAACTCAGTTGAAATGCGAAACGCTGGATAGTCCTTAATAAACTTTTCAAGTCTCACCTCTACTGGTTCGTAATCGGCTAAATTAAACATATAGATCGTTTTCCTCTGTGGCTAGTTGCCCGGCAAGTGCGCCGTAGCTGCATAGATCGACCCAGTTGTCGATGTGTTGTGCTGACTGATTAGTCCTTGCAAGTTTAACCAAGACCATGATCCCTGCCACCTGATAGTCGTGTATTGGTGTTTGTAAGTATGCTGAGAGCAGCATTGCGGTGTGTTGCAGGTTATCCGCAGGGTGACCGTATGATAGCCCACGGTCACGGATCGTGTCTGTGGCTGTGAGTAGGATTTCATTGGCTTTCATTCCTGCCCCTTGTAACTGCGACCACGGTGATATCCATCGCGTACGCCCTTTTCATAGCTTCTGCGCTGTACATCGAAGATGGTAATGGCAAAGCCAATGCACATTCCGATAATGCAGATCAATAGCAATTTGTCTGTGTTTGACATTTTGTACCTATCTGTGCCAATGCCCTTGATTGGCTACTGAATTAGTGTGACATAACTGTCCGACTAATCAAGCACATTTAGATAACGAAATGATAACGATTATCTAGGTCTGCCGTAGGACTTTCCGGCCACAATGAATGTGCCGTCCTTTTCAATGTTAATTAGATCAACCTGGACTTTAGCCCTGTTCACATAGATAATGGCGAATGCCTGTTGCCAGTTAGCCACGCCCTTAGTGTATGCAGCTTGCTTAAAATCCATAAGGTTGCCCACCTCGACACCATGTAGAACACGCCCTATACGGCCACCAGAGGCCTCTGAGAAGGCCGAACGCCCTGCTCTGTGGGTATGACCTGAGATGACATTCTTTCCATGCCTACGAGCCGCTTCTAGGGCTGATAAGCCCCCCTGTGGCTTGATCGGTGTGTGGTCTCCATGGACTGCAATCCAGTTAGGCGCAATAGGCATAGGGTTCTTATGAAAGGTAATACCTAGTTCGTCAAACTTCATAAACTTCTCAAACCGCAGCTCAGGCAACGCCCCGAACGCTGGGACTTTAGCCATGATGATGTTATAAAGGCGGTCTGTGTGGTTAGACCTAATGCAGTCTGTAACGCCTAATTCCCACAATAGATCGACTGCCTCGTTGCGGTCATCGTCTAGGGTCTGAGCATAACTGCCCATGCGCCCTTCTTCCCACTTAGATATCTGTGGTAGGTCAATCTCATCGCCAATAGTGACAACTTGATCGGGCTTGAACTTCTTGATAAAGCTTGCAAGGTTACGGGTTGCAACCCTGTCATGATAAGGGACTTGTAAATCCGATACTACGACTATTCGCTTAATCGTCATCCTCATCCTCGTAATCACCGAACCGCTCTGGCTCGATAGGATCTGGCAAGATCCACCCAGGATAAGAATCTACGACCGATAAAAGGTAAAGAGCGCGATCTTCGTTAAAGCCAGCCTTGCGCAAAGATTTGTAGTACTCATGAAGCCCAATGCAATAAGCATCAAGCTTTGAGTAGCCTTGTTCCTCTAACGCCTTAGTTGCTTTTCTTGCCATGGCAAAATTATCGCTCTAAGAGGATGTTGTAGATCTCATCGACACGCGCATGCAGTCTCTTAATTTCTGCCAAAAGGTGAGTAATGACAAAGCCTGAGAGTCCACCAAGTGCCACGATGGTGGCTATGTATAGTTGAAAGAAATCTGTTTGTGTCACTTTTTAGGGCTCGCATATCCGAACACGCCTGACAGAACAGCCCAAAGGATTGCGCGGTAGTCGAGGTCAAAGTTGCTTGATGCCCATGCAGCTAAGAATGCTCCAGCAGCAAGAATTGCAGGGTTCTTCATGTTCTTCATTATTTTCCACCTAACATAGATACTTGAAAAAAAGCACCATCATTGTCAGCTTCTTTCTTAAAACTGACATGCATGTGCTTAGAGTGTTTGTTAGCCCCTGTGTACTTGCGCCATTTCCAGTTAAGGATTCTGGAGCAGATTCGTCCATCGTAAATGATGTAACTAATACGCTTGTCTGTTTTTGACTTGGATAAGGTACGAAGCTGATCTGCAAGATCGCCCATGATGTCTGGCTTTCCGTTCTTAAACAGGTCTTTGTCCACATCAATGGCGCGTACCCAGCCCTGTGCATCTGGATTATGATCAGACTTGCGAGCAGCGTGTCTGGTATCACCGATCCAACCATCCGATGCGCGGTCACGATCTGGGAACGAATCATCGATCTGCTCTCGTAATTGGCTTGCAGCTTTACTTAGGCGCGGCTTCATTTGGCACAATCATTTCGATCCAAGATAGGGATGGTTCATCCCAAGCAAATGTTTTACCTTCTTCAACTGGCATGGCAACAGGGGCATCCCATAAATAAGTTTCATCGTTAAGAGTCCAAGATGCATAAGGCTGTGGAGCAGCAAAACCCACTCCATCCCAAGTAAAACCAATACCTGCATAATTTTTATGTAGTGGTGTGCCACCTAATGTGTGAATACCACCATATGTGTTGTATGAGGTCTGCACCCAAGTGCCACCAAAATTGGCTTCACACCATTCCTGATCGTCTGCGACAATAACCTGTTCGACAATACCATCTGTTACTTTTGCAAAGTGTGCCATTAGATTTCCTTAATTAAATCGCGTATCGAACAATGACAAGGCCAGATCCACCTGCTGCACCTGCGGATGGGACACCGCTATTTTCATCTCTGCGACCACCGCCACCGCCACCGCCTGTGTTCACAGTTCCGGCTGTTGCAAGTTTTGTGTTATTTGGAGAGCTCGCACCTGATCCACCGCCACCGAATCCACCATCACCATAGCGTGTAAATCCTGCACCTGCACCGCCACCACCTGCGTAATAACGAGTACCTGAAACAAGTTCACCTGTAGAAGTTATTGCGCCCCAGCTGCTATAAGTGCTAGAACCGACTCCACCTGCACCATAATTTGTTGTTCCGTTACTTCCAGCTGCGCCAGCTCCACCACCGCCGCCGCCATTTCGTGATGAGTTGTCTCCAGTACCACCGCCAAAACCTTGACCTGATACTCCAGTACCGCCAGCGCTTCCGTTTCCGTAAAGTCCACCACCGCCACCACCGCCAGATCCGCCGTTTCCGCCAGTTGGCAAAGTTCCAGCAGTTCCACCGTAAGCTCCACCACCACCACCTGATGCGGCTGTTTGACCAGTTATTTCAGAGTTTCCGCCCGCAGTTCCGCTAGTTGGTGTAGTAGCACCTGCTGCTCCGCCTGCGCCTACTGTGATTGTGTAATTCTGAACAGTTAAAGATTTCGCGCTGTGATATAACAATCCACCCGCACCACCACCACCACCTTCAATAGCTCCGCCACCACCACCGCCGGCTACCAATAAAATATCAGCAGTTAGGTTTTGCAGTACTGTGAAAGTTCCGCTTGAAGTAAAAAGATGATAATAATAGCCACCATCTTCAAAGATAGTTCCACCCGTGGCTTTTGGTTGTAGCGCGTTGTGGAGACTAAAGACAATGTTGCCGATCATTACCCTACTGCTCCGGCTACTGTCCAAGCATTTGCAGCAGTTTTAATTGCCACAGCTGATTTGTATTGTGCCACTTTAGGGGCTGCCGATGTGCCACCTGCACTTGTAATTGTTGTCGTGCCAGAGGACACAGCGTTAATTGTCAAATCACCTGCACCTGTGTTAAGAACAGATATTGCCGTTCCTACTGGAAAATTGTATGTAGCATCTGTTGGAATGCTGACAGTCTTTGTTGATGCATTAGTTGTAATTACCAATACCTGATACTGATCAGTAGAGGCTAGTGTGTATGTTGCACCTGATTGGCTATTGAGAGTAAAGGCCACCAAGCCATTAAACATAGCCGCTGATAGGACATCTCCCGTTGCTGCTGGAAATCCTGTTGCCATTTATTGCTCCTTTACCATGCTAGACGATTAACGCCTAGGATACCGTATTCTACGTTGCCAATGATGAAACCATCGGTTATTGGCTCCATCGTGGTGAATGTTGTGAACCACTTATTCGGCTGAATGTCATGTGCCACCCCTTGAACCTGTAAGGTCTTGGTGATGGTATCGCCATTAGGCTGAATATTAGAGATAGTCACATTGTCAAAATAATCAAGGCTAAGGGCTGCTGTGACACCTGCTGAGTAAGACGGGGTCGAAAGGTCAAGGGTCATTGAGTCAATGCGGATCGTGGTGTCTTTACGACTGTTCACATAAGTAGTTGCCAAATTCATGGCTTCTTCATCTGTTGCAATAGGCAGATTTTGTGCGCTAGTGCTGTGTAGGAAGTAGGTATCCACGCTGGCTGCATCTGTGTGGCTCTGGACATTGCTGCTGCCATAGCGTTGGATGTTGGCTTGGTTAATGATCAGTTTGTCATCGAAGGCGAACTTGATGTTAGCGTAGGAAATGCCGCCTGTTTGATTAAAGACTGTCGGTGTGTCATCTAGTGTCTCAATGGTGCTAGATCGGCTCTTAAATACTGCATTGCCATCTGGACTCATGTAGAACGCGCCTAGCTCGCTGAACTCAGCTGCGCGGATGGCAGATAAAGCCACGCGAGACTGTCCGGAATCTGCTGAACAAATAGTGTCACCTGTATCGATGTCACGCATTGAGTTAGGCCATGAAAGCTCTGAAAGAATGCGATTGATACGAGTGCCTGTGTCTTGCCCTGCTCCAGCATCGGCAACTGTTGAAACTGCTGCAAGGTTGAAAATCTTGAAAGCATCGTAGGACACGATAGTTACATAGCCAATTTCCTGACCTGTTGGGTAGGTATATCGGTACTCAGATGTGTAACCTGAGAATAGATAGTAGGTAGTGCCAGAGTAGGTAGCAGTAATCTGGATCTTGCGTAAAGGCTTTAGATAGCCATAGATGGGAGAGCTTGTATTCTGTGGATTAAAATCACCATTAGGATCTAGGATCTTAACCGATGCTTGGCCTGCGTTGTAAGTGTCTGTCATCAAATCACGACCACGCTTAATTGCTACCTGTGTGGTCTGTGTTGAGTAATCAATGATAAGTGTAGAAGCGTTAGAACCTGCTAATTCAGAAACACCAAGAATACCTTTGACAGGATCGCCAATAGTAAAAGGATAACCGTAAGCTGGGCCATCACTAAAATTGATGGTTACTCCGATGGTTGCAGGTAATGCCATTAAATAGCGACCTGTCGCTCTGGAACACCAGTAATTAACTGATTGCCTGTAAGGCCTGAGTTATTAACGGCATCTACGATAGCCTGCTGCAATTCCTGCTGAGAAATGACTGTGCCTTGAACGGTTACATCCACGACAGTCGTTGTACCACCGCTAGGGCCGCCACCCGGAACGACAGGCGGTAAGCTGCCAATTGTTCCTGTGATGCCCATAGAAGCTGCTGCCTGTGCAGCATAACGCGCACCTGACAAAGCCTGCGCGAATGATGCTCCACCAAGTAATCCCATAGCCAATGAGTTTTGAGCGATAGTGCTAGTCAAAGCAATAGATTGACCATTGATTTCAATTAAAGCTCGTTGGACTCCATCAAGACCAATCTCCCATGATACGAAAGGATTGCCGGCATCCATGGCATAGACTTCGCCAAGGGTTTCCTGCAATGCTGTGACTTTGCCTTGTACCTTATTTAACATCTCTGTGTACTTCTCGATGTCATCGATGTTTTCTTCCGCAATCGCCTTTAGAAGCAGCAAACGGATTCTTTCTTCTTCGCTGATCTTGCCCTTTAAGGCTGCTTCAATCTGGATCTTCTGGATGTCAAAGATTGCCTTAGCCTTGGCTAGTTTAAGTTGATCTTTAGAAATTTTAAGAGTTTCTTTAGCAACCCTAGCTTGTTCACGAGTAACTCTAGTAGATGTTTGTGATTGACCAGAAATAGTCATTGGTGTGGTAAAAGGTCTTGGTGCAATTCTTGAAGCTGCGCCTAAGCGAGTAATTGCTCCCAATGGGCCAGCAGACAATGAACGCTGAAATGGTGTAAGCAATAAACCAAGCAAAGACTTTGTTTCTCCGCTAATCTTAAATGTGCCAATTTGCGATAAACCGCGTAAGAAATCAGCTGCGCCAAGTGCGGCTCTTTCCATATCGTTCGCTAAGTCATCAACAGCAGTATTGCCACCAAGAGTCTTTAGAGAATCGATGATTCCAGTACCAATAATCTCTTGAACATTAGCAGATGCAACTGCAAGTTTGTCCATTGAGCCTTGGAAGGTATTAGCTGCTGCTGTTGCCGAACCCTTAAAGGTAGATGCTAAATCTGTGGTTACTTCATAGAAAGACTTAGTTTTAAGGTCTGCCTTGGATATACCTACACCCAAGCGAGAAAGTGCTGTGTTGTTTCCTAAATATGCACGACTTAACGCTGCTGTCACTTTGCCTAAGTCGTTGCCGGTGGCCGCACTTATATCTAGAGCGAGATTAAGAAGTCTTTGTGTTTCTGCTGTATCGCGTGTTGCTACTGCTAAACCTTGGTATGCAGGCCGCAACTTATCGTCAATGATTCCAAATTCACTTTGGAGTCTTTGGATGAATCCTTCTGCACTAGCGGCATCACGCTCTAAGCCAACATTCTTTAGAGCTAGTGCTAATTGTTGCTGTGCCTTTTGATCTTCGGCTGCGGCCTTGACTGCTGCCTTGCCATAAGCCAGGACTGCGGTAGTGCTAAAGGCTAGACCAAAAGCACCTGCCAGTTTCTTTACATTCTTGGTGAGTTTGTCTGTGGCAGTATCAGCTTGCTTAAAGGCTTTATTGCCTACGAACTCCGCAGCAATATCAATCATTACATTAGCCATGATTAGCCTCTCGCTCTTGCATTAAGTTTGTCTGCTGCTTTTTTAATAGCCGCCAATACCGCTTCTCTAGCCTTGCCATTGTTTTCTTCGTAGGCGCGGAATAAGGCGCGACCTTCCATCTTGCCATCACCCTTCATCGGTGAGGAATATTTATCCTGCTGATTTTGCACAAAGCGACTTGATGGGGTTTTACGACCCATAGTTTCGTAAATTGCTCCAGCTGCGCTCTTATTGAATACGCGAGCAAGGGATCTAAACCCTCTGCGGTTAGGCTTGGATGGTGTGGTCTTATAGCCAATGCCAGATTTTACGATTCTAGCGTTGTATGTAGGAAAGCGAGCCTGCGAGTTATCTCTAGGCAACCATCCGCTTAATACTTGTGAGTCATCTGGCAGATACCCTCTAGCAGCCTTTGTGATGGGTTTTAAGGCTGCTGCGACTTCTTTAGGTAATTCTTTAGCCAAGTCAGGGCTAAACTTGCGCAGAGCCTTACGGAGCTCAATGCCGCCCTTTACGCTTGCTGGCATCGCTGATCTCCTTTGCTTCATCTTTGAGACCTAGCAAGAGAGCATCTAGCATGGTCTTGTCTAATTCCAGTAACTGCTGTGGCGCGATCCCCAACCTAATGCTTAGCCTAGCGATTAGATAGGTGAAGGGTAGATCGCGCTTTAAGACAAAGGGTCTGAGTCCTCAACGCTAACACTCGTAAGTGTTTCGATGAAGTCAATCCCGAAAGGCTTAACAGATTCACCTGACCTGCGTGTTACTTCCCAAGCGAGCCAATAGACATGGGTCTGTTGTTCCAGATCCCTGAACGCCTTATGAAAACCCATTTTAGCGTATTGCTCGAATGCGTATTCCACCGCTGGGGTGATCTCGCCTTCTAGCACGCTTCCATCTGTACGAACTATCTTTAGTCTTGCCATGGTTTGCCCCTTTAGTAGTTTTTTAGAATGTGCCTGTTGTGGCTACTGCAACTGTTGAGTTAGCAGTGAATGTGATTGATTGTGTGCCAATATCGCCAACAGCACCATTGATGTCTGTTGTGTTATTGACTAGCAATGAAACTGTGTATAGAGGGTTAGTAGCTGAAACTGCTGTTCCCTTTTCCTGCAAGAATACACATGTAACTGTTGTTCCCCATGCTGCCTGCAATGTTGCTAGAACATTTGCTGATGCTGTGTCATTTAGGAAATCGATTGTTACTGATGATGCTTCCAAGCCCTTAACGAACTTGTGTGCTGAGTCACCCATAGCAGTTACTTCTAGCTCATCGAATGTGCGGTTTAGAGTAATTGCTGTGACATGGTCTGAAAGATCAACGGAGTTAATCTTCACACCGACTTTGTTGTTTAGAAATACAGCCATGAGATTATTCCTCGTCTTTCTTGGTAGGTGCTGGCTTTGATGGTGCTACCTGCCCGATTTTGATCAGGAAGGCTTCGTTTTCTTTTTCCCACTCGGACATTTTAGCTCCAACTCGTAAGGATTGATACGGACATCTCGCAACTGAGCAGATCGCCTGAAGCAGCGTTGAGAATACTAGGTGCGCTGATTGCGCTTACATTATAGGTCAAAGATGATGCTGCGAGCTTAGCGAACACTCCGCAGACGATATCTTCAATGCCATTTAGATTGCCTTCATTATCAAATAAAGGAACAGTCATAACAATCTTAAAGTTAGCCATTGGGCTAATTGTTATGTGTTGATTGTTGCTTGGTGTCAGGTAAGGATCATCCGGTGACACAATGACTGAATTTGCCAGGACTGTGGCAGGTGGGAAAGCAAAGGTTTGCCACTTAGCGTTATCGACCAGAGCGGTTGCTAGTGTGGTTCTAAGAGTAGTGACGGCAACAGGCATCAGCCCACCATCGAACGCGGATCAAGTGCGTGAGCGATCAATCCTCGCACCTTAGCGAGAAGCTGTGCGCTCATTCGGTAAGGGCTTGGCTGGAAATCGACAGCGTTACTACCAGAAAGGGTGGCTGTACGCGCCTGCCAGATTTCAACAGATATCATTAAAGCTGCTTGCTGAATTGCTTTATCTTCTGCCCAGTCCACATAAGTAGAAGCTGTGACAGTAGCGAAAGGATTAAAAGGGTGGTAAGGCGTGTCTGCTACATGATTTGTCGTAACTGTAAAAGTGCGACCGCTTACGCCTGTAATTGTCTTATTGCCGTTGAAATGTGAACCAGCGTTTGTGATTACTACGCTTTGACCTACATAGTAGGTCTGTTCAACATTCTGGTCGAAGTACATTGTGCCGACTGTGCCAACGTTTGAGTGAGCAATAGAAAAATTAGTGTTAGCCCATAGCATAGGAAGTAGGACTGCATCCGTGGCATCGCACACTTCCTGCAAGGTGGCATCTGGGTACAGCGTACCGACTCCGAGTGTTGATCGAAGCTCTGCGACTGTTGTGAGTGCCATTCCTTGTCCTTTCTAAAGACTCTAGGGGATCAGAGGGCTACTGACCCCCTAGAGCGACTTAGTTTGTTATTACTGCTTGTTGTTTTTGAATGCGCCTGCTGCAACCTTAGTTGCGATTGCGCCGAAGCCGTAATAACCGATTGTTACCTGACCTGCTGCTGTTGATTCAGCGCGTAGGCGGTATGTTGGTGACTCGTACCATGTGTAAGCATCTGGGTTCACGATGAGAATTGTTCCATCGCCATCGCCTGCGTTTGTTGGATCTACATAGAGGTTAAGTCCTGCAACATTACCTGTTAGTGATGTTGGTGCTACTTGACCGCCAGCGTTCATTGGCTGTGATGCTGTGTAGATTGGACGGCCTGCATCGTTTAGAGACATGATGTTTGACCATTGTCCTGTTGAAACGACCATGTTACGAGCGAATGGATTTGGCAATCCTGCTGTTGCTGCATAGACAGAAGCTGAACCACGAGCAACTACACCAAGCAACTCTGCTGCTGTTGGGTATGTTGCTGTAGTTGTGCCATCTAGTGTTGCACCTGCGATAAGTGCTGCGTTAACTGCTGCGTTTGTTGTCTTTGCGTAAGCTGCTGCCATGTTGCGCACTAGCTCGTCAAAGAATGCTGGAGATGTACGATCTAGCAATTCGACAGAGAATGTCTGCTGTCCAGCGTACTTCTTAACAGATACTGACAAGAATGCTGAGTTCTGATCTTGCTCTGTGAAAGCTGCATCTTCTGCAACTTCGCCTACTGTAGGCATCTGTGTGATCTTTGGGATCTCGAATGTCATACCTGCATCTGGCAAAGCACCGCGTGAAATTGCATCGATTGATGGGCGGATTGTTGTACCCAATGGGTTGATGATTTCAGATAGTTGGCGTGTTGGTACTAGACCAGCGTTATCTGTTGTGTTGTCTGCTGCTAGTAGGTACTGACGAGCTGACTCGTCACCTAGTGCTGCACGGATTGTGTTTTCTGCATACTTAGCTGCTGTGATCTCAATGCGTGGCTTTGTGTAGTATGCTGCTGAAACAGTTGGACGAGCAGCTTCAACCGCTGGAGCCTCAACTGGTGTTGCTTCGACTGCTGGAGTGGTTTCTTCCACGGTGGCTGTCTCGCTTTCTGTTGGTTGGATTGTTTCTTCTACGACAGATTCTTCTGCCGCAATATCAGTAACCTGAGCAGACTTAAATGCTGGCTCTGTTACTAAACTTACTTCGACCAAGCGAGCAGCGGATACATATGTCACGCCATCCTTGATCTTTGACTTTAGGACTTCTGCCCCGATGCTAAGGCCACTTTGTAGCCCTTCCTCAGCAAGGATTAAAGCTTCTGTACCGCGCTGAGAGCGACTGATAGAAAAGACTGCATCAATTGCATCTTCTGATTCGCTAAATGAAACCATGCGACCCAAAGGCTTCTTTGTGTCGTGCTGGCTTAGCAACTTAATTGATTTAGGATCTTCGATAGCAATAGATCCAGAAGCAAAGATAACTTTGCCCATGTTTGTTGATCCTGCCTCAACATTAAGAGGCACAATCTTGCCTGATACTGTGCGGCTTGCTGAATCTGCTGTTAGATCAGCAGAGAAAGTAATTACTTGATTCATACTAGACCATTATTTCCGTTAGGTGTTAGATCAGTCATTTCCATCGCTTGCTCTGGGGTAATCAGGTTAAGCGTTAGCAGTTTTTCAATGACTGCCAATTCTTGTAATGGATCAGTACGCAGGAAGTTTTTATCAATATCAAACTTCACTACATTGCCACGGGCTGTAATGTCATCCATAGACAGGCGATCTTCAATCGCAGTAATAAATGGCTGCAAAGATAGTGTCAGGAATTGCTTGCGCTCATCCTGAACATTTGCATAAGTCATTGAGTTATTCTGATCTGCTGAAACATAATAGGCAGGCACATTACATAGGCGAGCAATTTCAGTAGCAAGATTAAAGATTGCTTCTCCGTACATCATGTCTTTAGGTGAAAATGAAACTGGAGTATATTCCAAAGTAGATGTCAGATATGCAGTTGAACGATTGTTGCGAGCATTACGCCATGCAGCAAGAAGTCCGGAAACTTCTTTAGGATCTAGATCTGCGCCTGTGTTTTTGATGTAGCCAGTTGCCATCGGAGTAGCTGCTGCGATTGCTGCTGCCTTCTGCACATCAATAGCTGCGCGAATTGTTGAAGCACCGGTATTGAGGATGCCATCGCTTAATGATTGGAATGTTACAAGAGATCCAAGACCGTCCATTGGTAATGTAGTGCCATCAACTGCATAAGATTTAACAAAAGTATTAGTGCTATCTAAAGTAATCGTTACTCGATTGTTAGCGATCCACTCAAAGCGAGAAGGACGGCCATCTTCTGCATAAACTTCGACTACTTTCCAGAAGGCTTGCCCATATAGAAGAAGTGAATCAACAGTCCAGGCAATCGTTACTGATCGTGGCTGTGAATATGAAGGCTGCTCTAACCATGCAGGTGAACCTAATTCTTCATTGGTAGATTTCTTGTAAAGCTCTAATGGAATCGCACCGATTGTGCCAGCAAGTAAATTGCGGCAACGCATAAGTGCGGGTACTGACATCGCTTCTGTTCTGCCAATGTATGCAGTCTGAAACGGCATTGCATAAGGTGAATACTCACCGAGAACCTGCGGAGCGGCCTGAGCTTGTAATTGTGTCTTAGCCTCTAGCCCAAATGCCTGCAATAGTTTACCCATAGACATAAATGGTAGCACATGTCAAGCATTTGACATATTACATAGGGTGTGTCTAGGTATAAATCTGTGGCTTAGGCTGAGGGATCATCAACTTGCTAACTGCCATGGCGATGCCAATAGGTGCTGAGATATCACCGGCCGATTTGCGTTTGATGATTCTCCAGGCTGAGTCATTGACCTTGGCTGCGCAATTATTCATCTGCTGGATTAACTCTGTCTGTCCATTGTGGACTACTCGATGATTGACTAAGCCTTCGAGTAGGTCTCCGCAGGCTTTGTAGAACTGCTGACCCGAAACATCCTCGACTATAACTCCAGCATTAGACAAGCGATCTGCGATTGTCTGAGTTGCGTACTTGTCAAAGCAGACTAGTCGTGGCTTATAGATGTCGCACCAAGCCTTTATACTTGCTGCCATCTTTAGCTCATCAATGGCAACCTGAGAGCTGTAAGTCTCTAGGATCCCGATGCCAATCCGTCCATCTGGAAGAAGTTGTCCAGCGACTAATGATCCGTTCCTACGAGACGGACTGACATCGAAACCGAATACAGTATAAGCCCCCGCAGCCATTTCAAGCGTGCTATCGGATGTGTCTTCTAAGATTCCATGAGGCCAAGGACTACTTAGGGAGTCGATCCATTGGCAAAGAGTTTCAGTACGCGTGTTCTCAATCGGAGAAGTAGCAATCGCTTCTTCAATCGCTTCTTCTGTGATGGTGTATCCCAAAGAGGGGTTAGCCAGAGCCCATGCATTACGATCGTCTATCTTGCAGTATTGAGGGGCTGAGTACTCGTAGAATCCAAAGGACTTAGGCGGATAATCTATGGCGCGCTCTCGTAAGTCATTGAGTACAGTTGAGAACGCATCTCCAGCATTACTTGTGAGTAATGTCTGAGAGTTTGGGTGCGCTCTAGTTGTTGGAGTAGCAGCTCTAAATCCATCTTCTGTGATCTCTCGGACTTCATCGATGTAGAGCAATCCATTAACGCTTCTGCCTCGACTGCCGTCTCTAGTTGCTGCAACGACATCAAGCCTTGCTCCAGATAGCATTTCAATGCTCTCAGTTCCGTTAGCGTGTCTAATCTGTTTGACGAATCCTTTGAGGTGGTCATTGGTCTCCAATAGGCTAGTTACTTGTCGGAATGTGTCTAGTGCCATAGATCGGTTCGAGCTCATGATAAGGACATTGGTGTTCCACTTTATGAGGTGAGCCAGTATGAGCATACGGGCTAAATGGGTCTTTCCATTCTGTCGTGCTACCAAAATCAGGTTTGTCTTACGAATCCACATTCCTTTTTTATCCACGGTGAGCATGTCCTTTAACACGAACTCTTGCCATGGCATAAGTGGCATCTTCACAATCTCGCAGAGGTCTTTTACATCCTGCAGTTTGTTTTCGCCCTTTAATAGTGGACTGTGAAGCCGTGGCTTAGTTGCCCCTCGCAGGGCTTTGGACTTTCTGGGCTTAGTTGTCATTGGTCTGGACTGGGTCGGGTCTTAAAAGGACTGTCCAGCATCGGTTCGGACTGTGTCGGGGAGATATAGTCGAGGATGTTTCGGGTCAGCAGTTCTACAAA